CGCCGCCACCATTTTGTAAGTATCCAGCACCACCAGGACCACCACTTCCAGTTGCATCATAAGTTGATGTGGCAGTTCCCCTACTACTTCTACCACCTTGTCCAGGATAAGCAGTAAAAGATCCACCAATTACACTATTACCATCTGGTCTTACAGATAATCTAAAAAACTTTCCAGGATTTCCTCTGCCAGTTACACAACCACCAGCATTTGTGCTGTATTGTCCAACTCCAGTTGTATATGATCCACCGTAGTTATCGCAGTTAACTCCAGTGGCACCATACATATCAATATATGCAGCTATAACTTTATATTTTGCTGCATCAGCACTTGCCATTTGGAAAGAACCTGTATTTGGATATGCTACAGTTGCAACTTCTCTATCCAATTGAGATGCAACAGCAAGAAATCTTCCTAGACTACCAGAACCATAAAGTCCAGAAGATCCTGGTTGACCTTCCCATGGAGTATTTGTTTGTGTAAATGGTGCTGTTGGAGGTCCAGTATAGATGCCATTCCAGAATTTTCCAGAAGCACCTTGCCCACCAACAGCTTCTGTGGTTTGCTTGCTATTAATGACAGTTATTGCGCTAGCATATGTTCCAGAATAAGTAAGTGCTCCACCGTTTCCTCCAGCACCACCAGACTCCAAATAAGGAGCACTACCAGGAATTACGTTTTCTGGAACTGCACCACCACCTCTACCACCACCAGCAGTAACAACCAAATTAGAACTATTACCTAAAGTTACAACAGTATCTCCACCATTAGCACCAGTTGTTGTCCAAACTCCACCAGATCCGCCTGCACCATATGCTTCAATTTCCAACGCAGTAACTCCAGCGGGAATTGAGAAAGTTTGTGTTCCTGGATTAGCATATATGTAATTAAAAGTTTCATAAATTGGTGTTCCACCAATAGTGACTGTTCTTCCACCAATCACAGAGCTCTCAACAAATGTTTTTGACAAAGGTTGAGCTGTATCAGTCACATCAATAAATCTTCCAGAAGGACCAGATCCATAATAATTTCCGTTTGTCTTAATACTACCAGGACCAGTATCTCCACCCTGCCAATTGTATATGTCATAACTGGAAACGTTATTTCCTGGAATTCTTCTCTTACTCAAAGCATGTGAGTGAGTTAATTTCAAACCATTTGGTGGAGAAAATCCAGCAAGTCTTCCATTTCTATTTCTATAACTTGATAGATATGGATCCTCATTTCCTCCAGATGGGAATCCTTGAATCCCTGGTGCTTCTGAGTGTAGTAAGTAGTGATTATGCTGTGGTACACCATCTAGATCGGAATCTCCAAGAAGGACTTTAACTTGTTGCTGTCCTATGACACTACCTGGAATTGTTCCAATAACATTAGTATATCCAGTTGTTCTTATGTTACCAAGATCAAAATAACCTTTTTGTGTATCCTTAGAAAAATACCAAGATCCACCAGTAGCTCGTACTGCCATCTCAATATTTCCAATTGTTGGAGTACCAGAACCATAAACTGGACCATATCCAACTAATTTTTTGGCGAGAAGATCAGGAACTCTAAAAGTTCCCATCGTTGGATCAGGCCAAAACTCAAAAACATTATCCCTAGTTACATCTGTCCTTGGTGTTCCACCGTAGTCATTTCCAATCACAGAATATAGTAGAGGATAATCACTTATTTTATATTCAGAACCATCACAATAAAGATAACCATAATACTGATAATCTGGATTATTTTCTGGTTGTGCATTTCCAGTTTGAGTGGAATAATAAGTAGCACCATTTAAAGGAGTCTGAGATGGTATAAATTGCGAGTCAAAAGATTTTTTGTTTGGTTTAGTTTTAAGAACATTAATAATACTACCAACAGAAACCATATCAGGACCGACTTCCTGATAATAATGTTTTCTCTTATTTCTATAGATCGGATTCTGTGCTGGCATGGTTATACTAAGTTTTTATTAAATATTCAACAACAATAAATGGTGACGTAGCTACATCTATAGATGCTATAGTAGATGGAGTTAGCTGTAACGTAGTATTTAGATTGTCTGGTTCAATCAAAGTAGCATTAGTGACGATGGAGAAAACTGGAGTTCCTCTAGTAACTTCAATTTTATGATCATGTATTGTTGGATCTCCATCCAAATCAACTTCCTGAACTTCAGAATAAACATTAGTTGCTTGTGGATAAACTTCAGATGATGTAATATAGGAATTAATTGGTAAAACATCATCTAAAGGAAGACCTTTCCAGTCAACTGGAAATTCTGCTGCTGGATATCTAAAAGTTTCTTTCGCTGTTCCAGTATTAGGCCAAGGGCAGCGATCACATACACCAAATCCAAAAGCGCCACAACTACCAGCAAAAGAAGTATAATCGTTGTATCGTGTTCCTTCAATACCAAACCAATTCTGAGTCAGATCATAAGTAACTCCATCTTTCAATAAGCAATAGCATCGCAAATCATCAAAAGAACAACCAGTATTACAGAAGTTGTATCGTTGAATAACTTCTGTTGCAACAACAGCTGGATTTGTATCTTGAACCTCTGATCCAGCAAGGTTTCCAGATGCCATAGCCCAGCAAGCAGGTTGTCCACTACCAGGAGAATTATTATTTGGATCTCTTGCTTTTGTGGCATTCAACCAAGAATTTATATTGATTGTACTGGCAGATTTAAAGTAATTAATTCCAGCTGGAGTGTCATTTAGATTTCCACTTAATGTTGGATCATTTGTAAATCCACCAGATAAACCAATTCTAACAACACCAGCCATGTCGTATGCGTTTGGTACATTAAGAGCCTGAGTTACGGTTCCTTGTTCATCTCCTGCAGGATCAGTTGGGTTTAAAGTTATATTTCCATTCGCATCAGTTCCTCTTGCTCTAACAATTTGTTCTAGTGTAATTCTAAAAGTTCCAGTTCTATACTGCTCTGGTATTGTTAAACTCTGGTCTCTCCAGTTAGCATACTGAGAATCATAGCTACTCAATCCCAATCCAGATTCTTGTCTTGCTGGTAGAAGTGGACCAGAACTTTTTGTTCCATCTGGCCAAATAACATATATGCCTTCACCTGGGTTATTTGGTCTTTCTCCACCATTTGCATCATTACCAACAATAGAAGTAATTGTTATTAGAGTATTTCCATTTGTGTTAGTTAAATCAACAGAATATCTTCTAACTTCTGAAAATGCTCCAGCTCCACCAAAAGCAACATAACCAGATCCATAACCAGGACTAGCGAATCCTCCTGATTCTCCAGTACCACTACCATATCCAACAAATGCTGTACCGTTGTAACTAGGATTTAGCGATGGATCATTAACACTTATAATATTTTCTGGTAGAGGAACAACACCACCAGTAGCTCCACCCTTGTTTAATAATCTAACTCTAGTAGTATTACTAAAGTGCATGTGAGGATGAATCTGAGCATTTTCAACCGCTTCTGGATCCGTTCTAGAATTAGTTCCCCAAGTCCATTTGGGTTTACCTTTTAATGGAATCGTTTGTGCAGGGACAATAAAACTTCCGCTATATGTGACAGTAGCAACAGATCCAACATTAGAAGAAATATCAACACCCATTCCAGATCTTTTAATGAATGTGTTGTTTTTTGTCTGCTCAATTATATTGTTAAAAACTCCAGCATCACCACCAGAAACTGGTCTTGGAAATTTTGATCCTAAATCTGGCACAACAAATTCATCAGTACCAATTGTAATTACAGGATCTCCATTTTGATCTAGTTTTGCAAACTTACATGTTGGTCCAGTACCACAAACTTCTGCAAGTAATGGATAATCTGCAGCTTTATACTTTGATCCATCACATCTTAGATATCCAGCAGGAAGTACTTTTGCATTATCTATATTATTTGGATTATTTGGAGACGCTACTTCAACTGGCCAAACAATGATGCTACCAGTTAGCGTTCCATACTTAGTTCTTTCTCGTGTGTAATGTACTGGCATTAGAAAACCCTAATAATATACACAATATTTTGTGATGGATTAGCAATATTTGCTGTAATATTTATTTACTCAACTCTACTTCATAGGTATAATTTGATGTTCCCAATCTAGTAATACCGACGACTTGCGTTCCTGGTTCCAAATATGTTCCAGAGAGATCAGAAGTTTTTACTAACATGAATGGTCTAATCTTTGTTTCATCAGTACCAATATCACCACTCACAACAAATTTAGTTGCTTGAGAAACTAATTGCACACTTGTAGAGAAGGCTGGTCTATTTTCTGGATCATCAGAGATTGCAGTTGGTCCAATATATGGAGCTCCTCCAGTACCTGTATTATATCCAAAGTAATTTCTAGTACCAAACATTTCTATAGGTCTTGGAAAATATCCAGTCCATGCTTTCATAGCATGAGTTGTTTTTGCTTTAGCTGTAAAAGTATCAGTAAAAGGACTCAATCCCTCATAAACATAATCCGCTGTGGTAGAAGGTGGAATTTGAGAATAATCATTTTGTGCTGTACTTATAAATTCACTAAATTCGCTAGTTTGAATTAAGGTTGTATCATCATAATATGTTACGAAACCAGTTCCACTACACCACCTAGCATGATCTGCTGGACGTTCTGCTCTAAGCCAACTAATACTTGGACAACCAGCAGCTCCAGATTGACTTCCACCAACTGTGAATGTAGATGGTTCGAACAATTCGGGACCAGGACCACCACCAGTTGCTGAAGTATAATCACCAGGGTGATTGTGAGATGGGGTATGTCCAATACTCAATTTTCTTCCAATAGTATAAACTGTTGTGGTAAAAGTTGGAGGTGTTATTGTAATATTAGTTTCGCCAGTTCCACCAGTTATTTTTCCAACAAAAACGATATCAGATGGTATAGTAAATACAATATTTGTATCAGCGGATATTAAGGTTGGTATTGATTTTGATAATCCATCTTCAACAACTAAAGATTGTCCAGCAGAGTCAACCAGTTGAGTGTAAGCATCTTGTTGTCCAGCATAATATCTAGAATCAAATAGCATCGATGGTTCCAAATCTATCATAAGTCTTCCAACTAGATTTGGAACTTTGACGGTTCCAGTATAATGTGGAAATGTCCCTGCAACTTCAGTTCCTCCATAACTATTGCCAATTATAGAAGTAAAAAGTGGATATCTACTTGCAGGCCACACAGCTCCATCACATAGTTCCCACCCACGAGGAATATTCGATGCTAGATTACCATCGTTACCATCACCCGCCCATGGCATAATTGTGCCAATTTTGGCGGTTTTCATGGTCTTTAATTGACCGTATCTTTGTGCCATAGGATTTAAATTATAGTTCGACTAACCACCAACCACGAAGATTGGAAGGAATTTCTGTAGCATTTGGATCATTTGGAGCATCAGTATTACCAACATATAGAAGACCGAATGCTGCGTTTCTTGTTTGAACAATTAGTTCACCACCGTTATAAGGCGCTGAAAGTAATGTTGTTCCAGTACCAGAAACCAATCTCGATCCAACTGTGTCACCTTGAATTGCAACTGGGTCTGTAGTTGGTGATAGAGCTCTGATTACAAGATTTGTATTGTAGCTAAGATTACCAGTCAATTCAACGAATCTAATAATATCTCCAGTTACAGCGTTAGATGGTAAGTAAAGAACCATGTTACCACCAGTTGATAGATTCAACAAGTAGTTATTATTTGGTTGTAGTGCATTTCCTACTGTTTGTCCAATACCAGTTGGTGATTGAGAAACATAGGTCCATCTTCTACCACCATTAGCAGTAAAGTATTGAGTAATACCAAATGCATCAACGGATCCATCTTGATACATGATGAAGTCTTTTGGACCAGATGCTGCACTACCAGCGGATCCAAGATTATCAATATGTAAAATCTTGGTTGATGGAGATGCAGTATCTCTTACCTCGCCCTTGACATATAGTCTAGATCCCATCTCAACAGAACCATCAAG